TCACCACTTGAGAATTTGATTTCAGTTGGAGTATCAACCCCTGCCCTATTTTCTGTGACGATAGATACAGATGCCTTGTCTCCGTCGAACACCGGAAAATCAATGTATCCTTTTAGGATGGGAATACGTGAGAGGCCAACGGTACTACTGATGCCTTCGATTGGTTGATACATTTCACCGAAGATGATAACAGTATTATCTGAGTCCTTTGTTTCGATCTTTGCAGTAGATGCATCACCGATAATCTTCACCATATCAATGAAGCCAAGCCCGCTGGTGTGCTTCACGATGTCTTTCAACTGATCTAACATTTTTATTTCCTTTAGTTTTTATCTTTAAATACAGGTATTTGTCTTACTGAATGCCTCACAAATTCGTGCGTTATGTACGCATCCTTGAGTTCCTCATCTGTAACGTGGACAAAGGTAAGAGTAACACAACCATTTTCCACTTTTTCCAGAATGAACATTTTATCTTTTTTCATAACGTATTATGCAGGATTTTACTAAGAAAGTCAACACTATCCTAGTAACCCTGCTATGAAATATTAGATGGCCCCGAAGTCAAACAAAGTTTCTAAGTGGGCATGCTCTTTCTTAGTTCTGGATAGATCCCAGTTCAGTGTTGAGAGCAAGTTCTCTACCTTCTTGTCGACAATGCCTGCCATCATGTCATCGCTGTCAAAAGGTAAATCCAAGAACCAATTCGGTAAATGAACTTCATCCACAGGGTATGCAATACTTGTTAGTACGTTTTCTGGAGTTTGCTTTAGCTTACAGACGATTATTTTCTGACCGTCAATAATACGCATTGCATGCTGATCTTGATTTATATCCTTCAGTCTATTCCATGCAAGGCTGGCTCGCACATGCCCTGGCATAGTTATTGCCCCGGTTGACTCACCCTTCAACTTCTTCCGCATGTGCTCTTCCTCTTTCTCTCGATAGAATGTGAGCTTATTCACTGCCTTAGGCGTACCTTGTTTCCAAGGCTTCAAGTCTTCAAACTTTTCTTTGAATATCCTAATCTTCTCAATGACCGCATTTTCGCCCTTGTCCGTCAGTGTATCCATAAGTATTTCAGATAAGAATTCCTGAACAAACTTTGGCGTATCAGCACGCTTCAGATCAAGACCCATGGCTTTTACTTTTCCAGGCTTACCGCCCGTGTCGAGTCTAAATCCATCCTTGTCAAACATTAGGACAGCATATCGCTTCTTTGACATCCAAATTCCAGACTCTGAAATCGTTTCTCTGGAGCTAGCAATCACACCAGTAGACCTTTTTACAGGTACGTTTAACTGTTCAAGTAAAAAGCCGGGGAATGTAGCAGACACTGCACCTGCTAATGCATTATATGTATCCGTGATACTTTCTTTAGTCCACTCCACTTCACCCCTGTTAATCTCCTCTTTCAGAATTGGATAAGCTGAGAAGTAACACGAGTCAGTGTCTCCATAGACAATAGACCTACCATAATGATCATATTCTCCCGTAATCATTTCATTTGTTTTAGCAGCCATATGTTTTGTAATGGTCCTGCCTGACAATGTCGTTGATTGACCTAGTCTCTGATCAAAGAATCTACTACCAGCATTCAACAAAGCACCATATGCCGAGTTGAGGTTAATCTTCTTTACTAGTTGACGCTTGTCCCAATATCCGATAATGCGCTTCAAATCTCGCTGGTCTCGATGAATTGCCTTGCCGGCCTTGACCATCAGATTGTGCTGGTTCATATATTGAACCACACGTTTGACAGATCCCTCTTCGATGAGTTCTCTTAGCTTTTTGGGCTTATATGCATCGTGTTCTGAGTACGGGTTAGCTTTTACTTCTACATCACTCACATCGTCATTTGTAAACAAATTTTCGGGAACACTGACTCCGGCGATCTTAGCATTATCTTCGATGTCTTGATAATTCCCCATAATACCCTGGAGTGTTTTACGCTCACTATACCATCTAGTCAGCAGTGCTGGAATAATACCATCAATGTCTGTCCTAAATATCGTACCATTGGCACTAATACACCAGGGCTGGCCACTTTCAAAGATAAGGTCATTCAACTCTTTGCCAGTTACTTCGAAAGACTGCCCATCTTCCATGTCCAGCGTCAGTTTAGTGCCGATGTCCTTATTATAGAAATTCTCCATCTCAACAATGTTAAATCTGTCGTTCCACCATCCTGCGAATGTGTACTTTGCACCCTTAGCAATAAAGAGCGCTATTTCGTTCATTGTCTGATCTTGTCTGACCTGCCCGACAATTGTTTCTGGGCTCATATTGAATGCTCGAATAACAGACGGATACAGTGACTTCATGTCAGTTGATGCAATCCATCTGTGGAATCCCTTTCTGGGGGTAGCGACCCAGCCACCCGCTGCCTTATCCGAATCATCACCACGCGGGGAGTGTTTCTTATCAGGACATACAAGATTCTTGCTATGTGCTTCCATCAAAACGTTTTGGTCTGTAACTGCTACCGCACCCATAGTGGTCTGAAGCAGAACACAGCTTGAGTGGGCAATCGAGTTAGCCAAACTTATGAAGTCTAGCTTCTTATCTAATCGATCAATAAGCCTTGTATCTTGAATGTTGTACTCGAGAAACTTCTTAAAGTCATCATTATATAATTCATCAAGGGATCCATCATATTGGACTTTAGTCTCGCCGAGCTCAATCTCGGAGATCGCATTAAGCGCATAGCTATGCCGTTCTTCGTAGTTATATTTCTTGTAAAGTTGCAGATAGTCGATGTGTACACGGCCGAGTAAGTCGTAAGTTAGCTGAGTTTTTCCGCCACGGTCGTATTCTCGTGGCTTAGGGTTTTGATCCCAGAGACATAGTTTCCTTGCCTCATGCTTGCCTAGGACTTTCTTAATCCGGTTTACCACATATGGAATATCATATGCCTCACTGTTCCACCCGCTAAGGACGTCAGCGTCCTCGATGACTTGCATAAACGCAGTCAGCATTTCCCCTTCCGATTTGAACAGGATCGTGTTGCCTACTTCGTTAGCAATTTCTTGTGCTTCATCCCAAGTCAACGTTTCGGGTGGCAAGGCCAGGCATATGATTTCATCTATCCACTGAAGATGTATAGATATAGATGTAATGTAGTTGTCTGCGTCGGCCGCGTCGGACCATCCCGACTCTTTATCGAAACTTGTTTCAATGTCGAAGAATGCTACATGCAGTGCTGGTGGCTCCGCATTATGATAGTTCTGTTCGAAGCATCGGAATATGGGGTCGACGTCTGTCTCCCATTTCTTTACATTTCCGGAAACACTTTTGACTAGCTTTTGCTTTTCGCCAAAAGTTCTCGGCACCATCTTTTTTACGGAATCACCATAAATGGATTTGGCAGTGCCCTTCGGGTCGTTAACATAGAAATGGTAATCAGGCTGAAATTCACGGTAAACTCTCTTACCGCCAACTCTTTCTACAATCCTAATTACTTCGCTGTCGCCGCCTCTCTTGAAAAATGCGTCTACGTACACTCTTAACCTAAGCCTCCAGCTTTGTATAGTTCTTCAAGTTCATCGAAGTCCTCTCGCTGGTCATTCATTTTGCCTTTTTGGACTACCTTAATCAGCTTATTCAGTTGGGCAGGCTTGACTTCTAGTTCTTCCGCGATGGACTTCACAGTCTCGCTGAGTCCTTGTCTTAAGTCATCACATTCGTTTAGTACCTGGACTCCGTCATGTACTAATTGTTTTAGTCTTGCAATATTTTCCGGTGATAGTTTGGCCATATTACTCCTTGTGATATTTACTTAGCTTAATAGTAAGTATACACAAAGAGTTTATGGTTGTCAATTATGGAAAAGTCGCATCCTCAAGTCCCGAACATATTCTCTAAGAGTTATTTCTGGTAGCATTACCTGGGCAGTGATATCATGCCCATCTCGTTCTATCACTTTTAGATTATGTTTTCTAGCTATGTGCTGGATTACCTTATTTTCACTAATGCAATGCATAAACAAGGATTTTATGTGTCTTGCTTTAGCCCAGCGAATGGAATAGGCCATGAGTTTATCTGCAACTCCTTGCCCTTGATATGCTGAATCAACACTTACTGCCAATTCCCATCCGTGCGTTGACTCTGAGGCTAGGTGTACAAACCCGACAATCTTATCTTCAATTTTGGCCGTAAACAGATGATGTTCGGATGGGTTATAAATCATAGACAGTATCAGTTTGTCTATTGCACAGTCACCAACTGTAAATCCAAACCGGCTATATCTGTCGGAAATTGGTAAGTTCTTTAAATGCTCAGAATACTCTTTTAGGTACTTCGTACCAGTGTATCTTATATTCATAATATTTTATTTGCAAGCGCAGCGGGCTTCTTCTTTGCTGTTATAATCTGCTATAGCTGCTTTTATAGCATCTTCAGCCAGGATGGAGCAATGGATCTTGACCGGCGGCAAAGCCAGTTCTTCGGCAATCTGCGTGTTCCTAATTTCCCCGGCTTCTTGAAGTGTCTTACCCTTCACCCACTCTGTAACCAAGGAACTAGACGCGATGGCCGACCCGCAGCCGTAAGTCTTAAACTTCGCATCAACTATGATATCATTTTCTACCTTAATATTCAACCGTAATACATCTCCGCAAGCGGGAGCGCCTACTAGGCCTGTGCCCACAGTGAGGTCATCTTTATCAAGTGAGCCGACATTGCGCGGGTTCTCGAAGTGTTCTAATACTTTAGTTGAATATGCCATTAATAAAATCCGTAAGCGTCGCCAGTGATGGGATCATTGGTCCCTTTATACATATGGGGATCGTAGCCATGGATCGGCGAATATGTTCCCTTCTTCTGATCTTCTGGTACTTCTGCGTCCGTGAATCTAAATCTTTGATCTGGCATCACTCGATCAAACCATTCTGCAATCAGTGGTCGAACATCTCTGCCTGGTTCAGATTCTTCTAAAGCGGCTAATTCCGCATCCAATGCATCGTCTTCTATGATCTGATGAATATAGATTGGAGCAACAACTGCCGGAATGGGCCTCTCCATCATTTTCTTCACAAACTCAAAGTCTTTTGGTGTAAGTGGCAACTTAGTTACTGCTTCTGATATGGTTGACTGCACGGGTCTATATCCATATCTGATAGCACCGTATTTTAAATCCCATTTATCTGCTGCACGACTTGCTCTACGCCTATCAGCATATGGCCCCGAAACTTTCTCGCCCGTCTTTCTATCATACACTTCGTACTTTGGTTCCGGGCCCTCTGCAACTAGGTCAGTCGGCTTATATCCAGCGTCAGCAAGTTTCTTTTTCATCTCATCCACATCATCGCGGACAACTTGAATTAGAAAATCTCTCGCATTAGGCGACAGTTTCTTGCCGTGAAGGGCATCTACGTTCCTATCAATCTTATTCTGTAGCATTTGAATATCTCTTGCTGCTTTAGGCAAGAGATCGTTCTTAGACATGGTCTTCGGAAGTAAAATTTCGATTATTCTCATACTTGTATTTATCATAAAACTCAAATATGAAGTAAAAGAAAAGGGGCAAAGCCCCTAGCATTTACGCAAATGCTTTCTTTACTGATTCCGGAATGAAATCTACCGAAAATTCCTCTGCAATCTTATTCATTGCTGGGAGCATGAAAACTGCTCCTGGGATTGACATAACTGTGGCGAATCTTGCTGCAACCATTGCGTTCTGTGCTTTCTTGTTTGCAAGGGTTATCTCATTCATTGTTGCCTCACCGCGTGCTGCCTTGTTGTAAATGGAAATAACTTCTTTTACATTCTCGGCTTCTTCGGTAATTGCTTCTCTGGCCTTTTCTGTTGCCATTCTCATTTCATCTGGTGTCTTTGGGTAACCAGCGAAGTAATCGGTTGTTAGTTTGAAAAGATCTTGCGGGGTGTTGATTGATGTGAACATTTTTAATATCTCCTAAAAGTGCCATTGTGGCCACTAAATTTTGTCTGCCTCACTATGAGCACAGACCGTTTAGTATATTTATTTATCAAAAATGCTGCAACCGCACATTTTTATGGCTTTTTCATACCCTTTCTGGTATTTCGATAAACTAACTCCATTATTCCTTCGTTCAATCCCTTTGGGAGGCCTTTGAAGAAGTTGGATTTGTCACCCAACTCTGCGTATTGCCGAAGCTTTGAAGCACTAATACCTTCCACACCTGCTGATTCGGAAATTCGATTACCGGCTGAAACAACTTCAAAGTCCGCACCCCAGTCGTCGGTGTATTTCCTAAACTTTTCGTAGTCAGCTATTTGGTCTGAACCGGTGACCATAAAAATCTTGTCGTAGTGCTCTTTTAGATGTTCTAGTGCAATGAACGGATTCTTTATATTAATGTCGCTTGAAATATTAACGCCTTTGAATGCAGTTTCGCAAACTCTGCGCTTAAACTTCCAATCTAGTGGGTCTGTTTTGGGCTTCTGTGTTTGCGACAAATACAATACATGATCGGCCTTGTTTGCCTTGGCAGTTTCTATAATGGTAGAAACCAGCCGATTGTGGCCGGTTGTCGGTGGATTCATCCTGCCAAACGCAAATACAATATTACTCATACCGTATGATACTATGTTGTTAGCGTAGAATCAAGCCTTCGGTGGCTTTGGTAAATCTGCAGGATCAACCTCATCTGTCAATCTCGGTGCATTCATTGCCCTTGCTTGTGTCATTCTAGCATCGTCTTTATTATCGAGTAACTTGTTGACAGTCTGGTATGAAGTTCCGTATGCAAGATATGCTAGAAAGTATTCAATAGTGAGGGTTCCCATAATAGCCAACTTCCACATAAAAGCTGTTGCGCCAAATGCCACTAACATAGCAATAATTCGTGAATGTGAGTATTTACCTGTTGCATTGTCCTGCATTGCTTCTTTCATAATGGTACAGAAAGAATCGAACATTGACGCAATCCCTGATCCGATAGCCTTAAACATAATAATGTCTCCTATATCCAATATTTATCATAAAGTCGTAAAAAAGCCCCACATGGTGCGGGGCTTTTGATTAGCTTAGAAAGCTATTAGTTGATTTGGTATGTAACAACAATCTTTGCTGTTATTGTACCAGTAATTGTTGCAATAACTTGTTCTGCAGAAGCTTCATCGACATCTGTTTCAGCTAGGTATAGACCAGTAACCGAGGTATCGTTTTCAGCCGATGTCATGTAAGCACTTGTGTTGCCAGTCTTACCAACTTCGAGTGTACCTGCGCCAGCTGAGGTGATGTTAACCTTAACTGAAAGGATTGTTACACCTGCTGGGAGAACAGCACCTACGTTGCCAGTTGCTGTCAATGTAGCTTGTACGGCCTTGACGTCACCAGCAGAAGCACCTACAGCATTATCAACATACAACTTGTTAACAAGGTCAGCATCTGCTAGACCAGTTGCATAGTCAGCTGCCGATGGGCCTGTAACAGTAACCTTATCGGTTGTGTTGTTTGCCAACGACATTGTGATATCACCGGCTGTTGCACCAAGTGTTAGTCCTGTTGCGCCAGTAACTGTCAATGTCTGCCCTGCGTCTGACTCAATAACACCAGCGCCAGCAGGTCCAACAACTACTGAACCAGTGCCGTTCGGTACTAGGTTAATATCGCCGTCTGTGCCGGTTGCTGTGATTGTTGTATCAACAGTGTCGCCGAAGATTGTTGTTGAACCAACAGTTAGTGTGTTGCTTGAGAATGCTAAACCAGCTGTTGTTAGAACTGCACCAGTGCCGTTACCAACCATAACTTGGTTAGCACCAAGTGTTGCAACGCCTGTACCACCGTTAGCTACAATCAATGTTCCACCTAGTACAATAGCACCAGTTGTTGGTGTAGGTGGTGTTAGACCAGTTGTTCCACCGCTAAACGAAGCTACTGTTCCGCCAACAGTTGCTAGTGTGCCGCTTGCTGGAAGTGTAACGTTGGATGGGCCAGCTGATGTTAGAGTAATTGCGCCGCCGGCAGTTGCTAAGTCACCACCTAGTGTGATTGTATTGCTGTTTGCAACACCTGTACCGCCATTTGCTGGTGCAAGAAGACCTGCTACCTCGGTTGCCAAGTCAATGCCGCCGGCCTTGACTGTGACAAGACCACCTGTAACATCGAAGTTATCTGAGCTGAACTGTGCAACACCCTTAGCACCTGTAGATGCATCGGCTGCTGTAATGGTGATTGTATTGTCAGTAACTGCTGTGGAAATACCTTGAGCTGCTGTACCAGCAATTAGGAATGTATCACCAAGACTTAGTGCATCAGGTGTGCCTGAATCTCCGTTGATTGTAACACCGCTGTTCACCAACATTGCATTTGTAACACCCGATGCAGGGATAAACAAACCAGTTGCATCTTGTGTTAGACCAGAACCGGCCGGTAACAACAAGTGCAACCTACTTGTATTGGTTGCAGAACGTGATGTGCCGTTATCTGTTAGGATAAGTGCGCCAGTCGATACGTCGAACAGATCAATACCGACGTTGTTAGATGCAAATTCACCAATACCGGCACCAAGGTTAACACTGAATACAGTGCCAGCTAAAGTAAGACCAGTGCCTGCTGTATACGAACCTGCTCCAGAGAACTGAGTTACAACGATTGCTGTTGTACCAACTGTTCCAGTGGCTGCGCCAAACCATGTCTGAACCCAGCCAGAGCCTGCGTATGCGGTGCCCTGTTTAACGAATGTGTAAGAACCGGCAATTTCATCGTCTTCATCACATA